AACAGTTAAGCACACTTCAATAATGTTCGTGCCACAATGTTCAAATATCTTCTTGCTGATATCCATGTTGGTATTAAGTTCATGGATTTGATCTTTGTCCATAGTCCTCCTCGTCCTCCTCTCGTTATTAAGAAAAACTCTTGATTAAAAAAAGAAAAGAGAGCGTGATACTGAAATACCACGCTCTCAAACCTGACCATTAGTCTTTTATGGTAATGGTCTTGACGCCCAGCTTGCTCAAGGCGTCCAAGATAGCTGTGTCATTGGCATAAGTCTTTTCGATCACGAGAAAACGGTAAGACCCCTTTTTCTCAATGATTTTCAGGACATCAACAAGGACGACCTGCTTTGCTGGTATAGATGCTAAAACTACATTTTGGAAGTCCATGAGGGACTCCTTTCTGATAGCTGTAAGGTCGCTATCTACACCATATATTATTATTTTAACACCGCCACAGAAGAGCGGTGCCGTGCGCAGTGTGCACGGCAACGATATGGTATGCAGTAGCAGGAGAAAGCGTGCGAGCGCAGCGAGCACTACGAAGTAGAAGTAGGAGAGTGGCGGTGCTTATTCATCACAACGCTCTCTTCAGCATAGGTACAGCGTGCTTATTCCAACGATACCATATGTTCAGCACTGGACGGGCGACGCTTGACGAACGAGGGGTGGGTACATCCCGATGTGAGTCAGCCCGTCCCCCACGTGACCACCCATCACAGAGAATTTCTCTACTTTACAAAAATATCTTCAAAAACCCTTGACATTCAACGATTTGGGGGATATAAATAAATCAAGTAGGCAAATGGACAGCTTTTCTCAACGAAGAGCTGTCTTTTTTTATCTATAGGAGGTAACGTTGGGACGACCACCGAGCGGATTGACAGAGAAACACTGGAAAGCGATCAAATTACTCGACGAGGGAAACCTCACGAATGAGCAAGTTGCCCACGAATGCGGGTGGTCAAGAGACTATTTACAGCAGATGATAGCAGGAAACGTTGAACGGGGTGGTCAGGTAGCGTTGTTGTTCAGGGCAGAAGTTGAGAAGATTGAAGAGAAATTAGAGAAAAGCATTAAAACATTAAACAAGAAGAACTCGGAGATGGTCTTAGGGATCATGCAACGAGTTCTTTTTAATTTACAACAGAAGAAAACATTGACACCAAGAGAGCAAAGTCTCCTTGTTCATATAAATACTTCTTTAGCAAAGAGCAAATCCAGTGTACACATAGGCTCTTTATCATATAGTTATACCAAAGGCTTAACACCCGCGGAGTTATTGCATGAGTTTACAAGACTTAAAGGAATTGCAGAAGGCTCATTTAACCGAAGAACAGTTCTCGAAGCTCCCACGGGAGGAGCAGGAGAACTATCTTCGGACGATGAACCTGGAGATTGATTGGCTTAAAACCAAGAAAATACTCCTTTATGAGCCTTTGCCCAAGCAGAAGCTCTTTCATATATCCCTCTGTCCGCGTAGATCGTTGTTCGGAGGGAACCGTACAGGCAAGACAACAGCAGGCGGAATGGAGTTTTTATACCATATCACGGGTTTATACCCGGATTGGTACCCTGAGACACAACGCTACAAGGGGTCTATTAAGGGCAGAATCATAGCTAAGGACTTCCAAAAGGGCGTAGGAGAGGTAGTTACACCATTTCTCACTGAATGGCTTGATGACAGCCTTATAGCGAAAAGGACAAGAAACCCTCAAGGGATACCCATAAAGTACGAATTAAAGAACGGATCGGTCTTTGACATACTCACACATGAGCAAACTACAGAGCAATTTGAGGGGTGGCGTGGGCATATTGCTTGGTTTGACGAGCCTCCACCTCGGGATAAGTATGTTGCAACTTTGCGCGGGCTCGTAGACTTCTCCGGCAGGCATTGGCTCACGCTTACTCCTTTGACTCAGCCGTGGATCTATGATGAGATCTACACCTCTGTAGACAAGAATTACAACTTTGTAACAACTGTAGACATCACAGAGAACCCTTATCTCTCCCCTGAAGCCATCAAGGAGTTCGAGGCAACGCTGACCATGGAGGAGAAAGAAGCCCGTTTACACGGAAAGTTCCTCCATTTGACAGGTTTGATATATAAGGAGTTCGACCAGCAGGTTCATGTGATCGACCCTCCAACGATAAAAAAGCATTGGAGCCGTTATATGGCTATCGATCCTCATGAGAGAACCCCTACAGCAGTCCTTTGGCTTGCTGTAGATGAGAAGGAGAACCACTATATCTATGATGAACTGTGGCTTAAGGACATGGACGTTAAGCAAATGGCAGAGTCCATACACGTCCAAGAGGGACAAATACCTGCGAGGATCAAGCTTATAGACCCTCACGCAGATAAAGATAATGTTGCGGCTGGCGGCTTCAACGTTCGGAAGGAGTTAATGCGCTACGGCGTCTTCACGGAGCGTGCTAACTCAGACCCGATGCTTGGAAAGGCGAGGATTCGGCAGGCTCTCACTCCCCGTTTCAATAGCCTTTCCAAACTTTATATTCCCCAGTTGCATATATCACGATATTGCAAGCAAACGATATACGAGTTCCAGCATTACATCTGGGATGAATACCGCAGGAACAAGGAAGAGTACGATCAGAAGGAAACTGCTAAGAAGAAGAATGACCACTTTATGGACTGCCTTAGATATATTTATAACTACAATCCTCGATATATTTTAGAAGAAGATGAGAGAGATATCGAGATAACCTATGCCGGGACATACACCAAGTACCCGGTAGAGAAACCTAAGAGCGGGTATCACTCTCTGGTAGAAGAAAGAGCAGGTAACTTCTAATGCCATACGTAGTCAGATACAATGATGGAGAAGGGGCTGTTTACAGGAAGGATACAGGTAAGAAGGTTGGGAATAGCAAGAATCCTAAGAAGTATAAGCGTGTGCTTGATGCTATCGATCACGGCTGGAGACCTAAGCATGGCAAATAACGCCCCTTATTTAGCGGATCTCTTTGCTTCTGTCGAAACGGGTGGAGATCCAACCGCGGAATATCTCCAAATGGAAGTAGATACTTTTAATGATATGAAGAGAAGGGGTTATCTTCCTGCTTCTGCTACATTTGAAGATTATATTACTATTGATGCGATGAAAAAGAGAAGCATTGCCAATGTTCCAGCGTATCAGGATTTAACATCTAATTTTTATGATTATATGCAGAATGTGTATGGAGCGCAAACACCTGAACAGGCAGCGTTGTTTTCTTATAGACCAGGATATTTGAAGAGATATGGTAGCGTTGACAATATACCTTCTGGACTACCTGGGAGCTTTGGAAAAGATTCAAAGACTGTTATGCAACAAAGATTGGATACTTTAAATAAGGCAGGATTTACACAGTAATGGACTATTGGTTCAAGTTTGACGTAGAAAAACTTCAGAAGGAATTAGAAGAACAGGAGAAAAAGAATGACAGCAAATCCAAGCTACGTTCCGCAGACAAGCACGTGGGCGAATGTGAACACGTATGCGCCGTGGGACCAGTTTAGGCAGCAAACTGCATACTACAGCGACCCGGCTAATACGAAACACGGAACAAATGCCTTAGATAATTTTGATATAGCACCGTGGTCAGGAGATAGCTTAAAGACATTTTTTACTCCTTGGAATGCAGATTGGGGGGCATTATGGAGAGGGTTATCAGGAAAGGGACATAAGCGTAGTTCTCCTGAATATTATTCTCCTTCTTATCAAGGAACTTCGTTTACACCTGCAGAAGGATATTCAGAGTATTACCAGGAATCTCCTGAAGTACAACAATATAATCAGATGGATTCCTTACAGAACTCTTTGAGTGGAGCATCTTATGATTATAACTATGGAGCAGAGCCAACGACAGGAACTCCTTCTCCTCAATTTACTCAATATAATCCTTATTCTTATGATTCATTTAACCAGAACTATGTAGGACAATCCCCGTACGGGTATGAACAGATTATAGGGCAGAACAATCCTTTAACTCAGACATTTAAGGCTTCTATGGGACTTGGGAGCGGTGTCGGGCAGTATGGGATGTAATGAACGCTAAAGAACTATATCATTTATATATTAAACAGGGAATGAGCCCGAAAGACGCAGCCAAGATAGCGCAGGAGAAGACAGGAACCTCTGCTGTAACAGGAAGACCTATTACAAAGCATCTGAGGTTTACCAAAGAAAAAACATATTACGGACAATACGGAGTGGATAATGCCAAATAAACTGTATAACGATGTCACTGTTAAGGCTACTTCTACAAAAGACTTAGACCCTATGGCTAAGTTTGTAGTGGAAGAGTTCGAGAGATACGAAAAGTTTCATCAGGACAGATTCAATGATGCTAGAGAGGTCATAGATCAATGGAACAATGTTCCTCCGGACAAGACTTATGACTGGATGAATAATGTTCATTGCCCTATTACCTTTGCTGCAGAGCAGACAATCACTCCGCGCATATTCTCTGCCATATTTCCTAACGATGCTCCTGTGGATGTTCAGGTCTATAATGATGCTACAGAAGGACAAGGAATAAAGATTAAAGAGACTATTAAGCATTATTATAGATTAGCAGATGTTCAGGGATCCTGTTTATCCTCTATGACCCAGAATACTTTATTAGGGACTGGGTATGTAGAAGTTCCTTATCTTTATAGAAAATCATGGCAGGTAAACCGCATGGAGGAGAGATATCTCGCTGTTGTAGACCGGAGACCTGATTGCAAGTCAGTGAACTTCTTTGAGATGTATCCACACCCGGCAAAGCTTTCTATGGATGATGGGCTACCGTTGATACGCAGAAGGTATTGTGACGCGGAATTCTTAAAGTCTTTAGCCGAAAGCCCTGATGCTAAGTTCATAAACCTTTCAGAAGCATTAAATACAGACAGCACAAGGAGCCAGTCTTCAGTCCTTTTAGATCAGCAGGGTAACTTTATGGATGTAAAGAAGCGGGATGAGTATGAGCTTCTGGAGTATTGGGGACCTTGGGACGAGTCTTATAAGGACAAGGATGATAAGGTAGTCAAGAAGAAGGCAGTTCCTTACTGGATTACAGTTGTAAACCGCAAGGTTAGAGTCCGTGGCATTCCTAATCCTTATAACTTCCAACATCCTCCGTATGCTAAATTCAATCTATTTCCAGAGTCTTTTCCTTGCTGGTTCGGAGTAGGCATAGGATCCGCAGGTAAACCTACACAGGATAGAATTAACAAGATAGTTAATCAAAGATTAGATAACGTAGACTTAGTCCTTAATAAGCAAGGTTGCTACAATGGCAATGATCCTTTAATCAATGTCAAAAAGCTCCAGATCAGCAAGCCTGGAGCATGGCACAAGGTCAGCGATACAGTCACTTCTCTCAAGTGGATGGATACGCCTGATGTTACTGCGTCAAGCTATAAAGAAGAAGAACTCGCTAAAGCGGATTACCGTGAAGCCACAGGAGCTGTTGTTCCTCTCATGCCTGCGGAGTCAGGACAACATGAAACAGCTGCTGGTATTAATCTTCTTCAGGGTGCAGCCGGCATCAGGTTTAGACCTATATTGAGAAAGATGGAGAAAGACCTTATTTCTAATATCTCTATGATGTTCCTTTCTCATCTGCAGCAGTTTATGGTTCTTCCTGAGTGGATTAGCATTACTTCGGATGAAGGGCAAGCAGAGCCTATTTTAGTAAGACCAGAAGATTTACAGTTAAAAGTTCAAATTATTCCTACAGGTATTTCAGAAACTCTTAACAAAGAAGTACAGATAGGACAACTGTTGAGATTTAAAGAGGTATCTGCTAACGATCCGACTATCAATCAAGCTGAGCTTAATAAGCGTATTGCAGAGCTTATGGGCTTTAAAGATTTTCAGAAGATCGTAGTCAACCAACAACCAATTCAAGTGGGTCCTGGGCAATTACCGCCAAGCACCCAGCAGTACATACAACAGAGACTTCAGGAAGGAGCTACGCCTGAACAGATCAAACTGGAGGTATTAGGGCAACCTCCTGCGGTAGAGAACCAGAATCCTAAGCCTATGCAACAGCCTATGCCGCCTGGGAACAAGCCCCGGATGAGAGGACAAACACCAGAAGCAGGAATGCCAGTTCAGAGACCAATGATTCCTATGGCAGGTGGTCCTGGTGGCGGAATGATGAGGCGACAATGATGGACCTTAAGCAGGCAGAGGATTTGAAGAGTAGCTTGATATGGGCTGGAGTTGTAGAAGAGTTAGACAAGAAGATACATTTTGAAACGAGTAAATTAAGGACTTGCTCTCCTGATGATCTTCGGATAATCCAAATAGCGATTCAATGCTATGAGAGTTTAAAGAGATTACCAGATGATATCATCGAAAGAGAGTCTTGAGCTTCAGTGAGCTTATCACTGCTCGGAGCTATCCGAAAATAGCAGAAAGCAATGCAATGGCAGACCAAAAACCTGAAGACGTAAAAAAAGCTGCGCCCGTCCAAACAGCATCGCAAGAACCAGCGAAACCAGTTCAGCCTCCAGCACAGGCAGTTCCACCAGCTGCTGCACCGTCAAAATCAGACGTAAAACTAGCACCAGGGACAGTTCCCATAGAAGCTTTACATGAAGAGCGTACAGCTCGTCAACAGCTTCAAGCTGAAAGTCAACAGCTTCAAGCTGAAATAGCTCAGTTGAAGTCTCAGATGTCTCAAGTTCAGCAGTCTACTTCTCAATCTCAAGTGCAGGTGAATCCCCGTAAGGAGCTTGAACAGCTCTGGGATACAGATCCACGTAAGGCTGTACAAGTTGAGATCATGTATGCTATGGATTGGAGAGACAGGGTTGATTCAGGGCTTGAGGTTCAAGCTGACCAGTTAGCTACTAAATACCCTGATTTTAATAATTACCGAGGAACCACATTAAACTATGTGAGAAATCTTCCTCTTAACCAGAGGGGGACTCCAGGTATATTAGAAGCAGCGTATTACATGGTTAGAGGTCAGAATGTTGATACCTTACTTCAGGCAAGAGAAAGTGAATTGATGGAGAAATATAGGAAAGGTGAGATTACTGCTGCACAGTTGCAGAATCCAGCAGGTGCATTCTCTACTGTTCCTTCTTCTTCTCAGGGAATAACTCTTACCGAAGAACAGCTTCGTGTGGCAGAAATGATGGGAATGACCCCTGAGAGTTATGCTTCACAGATTAAACTACAATCCCCACAGAGAGGTGCCTAATGGGTATCTTTACTCCTGGGGTATCAAAGATTGCATATCAGGGCAGGCTAACTTGCCCCTTTGTCAATGTGGTAGATGGAAAGGCGTGTGAAAGCACAGCCTTGCGCTATATTGAGGATGTTACTCCGTTCAGACTGCGGTATCGTTGCAGGAAGTGTGGAGGAACATTTCAATATGACATATCTGCTCGCACTGATATTAATCCGTATGCAGCTTACCAAAAAGGTAAGATATGGGGGAGCATCATGCGTGCTTCCCGCGGGAGAAAACTAAAAGGAGCTTATAAATGAAATGGGCATATGACTTGACTGGCGCTGAGCCAATCATTAAGGACGTAGCGGTTTATGACGCTACTACGATTCAAAATGGCGAGTTGCTACAGCTTGGTTTAGCGGCTGCTGGTTATTACACTGCTGGTACTGGACATGGATACGCTTCTGCTTGCCCGACAACTGTCGGTGCTACGCAAGGTATCAATGCTCTTGGTATTAGCTTGGAAACAAAGACCACGGCTGACACACCAAGTATTGCTGCTCTTCATAACTTAACCACAGGCGCTTTCTGCTACGTAAAGGCTATTGTTAATCCTTTCGCAGTGTATCGTGCTTGGGTTAATACCACGTCAACTGGTACTGTTGCTAATAACATGATCGCAGGTGCTTCTGCAGCTACGGCTACTGACTTAGCTCAGATTGCTATCTCAACGTTGGCAACTACTGGAAAAATGAACAGCTTGTGGGTGTATTTCTCAGCATCTGCCGGTGCAAACTGGGGACAACTACGTAAAGTGGCTTCCTCAGCTTCTGCTGCAACGGTGACTTTAGATGCTGCCTGCTTGGCTACATTCTCCTCAGATCAAGTGACATTCATTACCAATCCTGGTGACTCGCCTATGTGTTTAGGGCTTGATGCCATGAACGTAGGTAATGATAGCGTCAATCCTGGAACATCAACTATGTTCAGGGTTGTTGACAATATCATTGATCGTGGTAGGGGGCTTGAGTTGTTAAGGGAAGATGCACACGCAGGTGGAAGGGTTAACCTTTCTGGAGCAGCTCGTAAAGCAGCTAAATTCTACCAAGATCTTATGATGAAAGATCATATCTTCGGCGTAGATTTATAAACGTAATGGAGGAATAACATGGGTGTTGTCAATAGTGAACAATTTGGCTATCTATTAGACCCAGGTCTCCGCAAGATCTTCGTAGATGAGTATGGTCTACCTGAAGGTCAAAGGGAGAATCTGTTCGGAATGGAGAAGTCAAGCAAGGCTGTCGAGTATGATCTCGGCATCGGCGGAACTGGTGACTTGGCAGAGTTCGATGGTACGATTACCTACGACGATTTCAAGCAACAGTATCGCACATCCTATACTCACAAAGAGTGGGTTAAGGGTATGAAGATCGAGCGCAAGCTCGTTGATGATGACCAATACAGCATCATCAATAAGAGACCTAAGCAACTCGCTTTGGTCTCAAAGAGAACCATGGAAAAGCATGGTGCTTCTGTGTTTAACAATGCTTTCTCTACAAGCGTATTTGCTGGTGGAGATGGCTTGGCTCTCTGTAGCACAGCTCATACGTATGTTGGAACTACAACTACTGTCGGAAACAGCGGTACGACTGCTCTTTCTGCAACAGCTGTTGAAGCAACCCGATTACTTATGAGAGGTTTTACAGATGAGACGGATCAACTTCTTATCTCTGCTGCTGATACGTTAATCGTTCCTCCAGCTCTCGAAGAGACAGCTTGGGAGATCGTTAACGCTTCCGGTAAGATGGATACCGCAGAAAACAACCCGAACTTCAACAAAGGGAAGTATAAGGTTGTTGTGTGGGATTATCTGACTGACAGCAACAACTGGTTCATGGCTGACAGCAAGATGATGAAGATGTACCTGAAGTGGTTCCAGCGCGTTCCTACTGAATTCAATAAGGATAAGGACTTTGACACATACATTTCCAAATGGAGTGTCTACACCCGCTATTCTTATGGTTTCAGCGGATGGCAGTGGATCTACGGGCATAACGTTACTTAACAACATTGTGGGGGCTCTCCAGTCTACACCGATTGAAGAGAGGCTTAGGTAGAGCCCCTGCTCTCCTTAGGAGGGTGCGATGGAATGGAAGAAGAAAGTAGATTTCCAGAATAGCCCTAATTACATATTTTACCAAAGAGGGTATCAAATAGTTAGAGATTGCAAAGACAAAGATAGAAGTATTTGCGGTTTTAGTAGTGCCGTAGAACTTAAGTCTTATTTAATCGAACTATGGAAAGCCCAAGAAGGTAAGTGTTTTTACACTAAAGAAAATATGGATCTTACGGGTTATCCTCAAGGGAATCCATTTGCTTTTTCCGTTGATCGTATTGTTCCTGAGTTGGGATATGTAAAAGGAAATATAGCCTTGTGCTGTTCTATTGTTAATAGAATTAAACAAGACCTGTCAATCCAACAACTAAAGGATTGGGTTGGCAAAATAACCTGGACTGAAAAGTCTGAAGGAGGGTAATCCTTTGGGTTATACACACATTAGTAAACCTTGTGGAGTCGATGGAGTTTACAAGGGTGCAAAAGGTAGTGAAATTGATGTTAGCGTAGGGAACATGACATTTACAGCCAATCTTGCAGGCTCTACAGCCGCGGATGCTGCTTATATCGTTGTTCCTTATGATTGCAAGTTAGTCGCTGGGTATGCGGACATTAAAAGCGGTACAACAGGTACTGCTGTTACGATCACAGTTTTCCAGAATGATACAGCAGGAACAGCACTGTTTGGATCATGTGCTATTGCTTCTGCCGGTACTCCTGGATCAACACTCTATACACTTGGAACGATGAGTACGGCTACAATCACGGCTCTTAGTTCTATTGCTGTTATAGAAGCTGCAAGTGCTACTGCTTGTGGTATTACCGTAACAATCGTTGCTACGAAAGCGAGCTAAGTCTATGAGATGGGCGCACTCTTCTTTGGAAGAACGCAAAGCTTGGGGGAAAGAAATGGCTCTTGCTCGAAAGAACAAGGGTGTTAAATTCTCTCAAGAACATAAGGATAGTTTAAGTGTTTCCAATAAAATTGCTTATGATAAAAAAATAGCAACTGGATGGAAAGACCATAAACATTATTCTCGTCGTGATCCAAAGGAGATTGCGTCCACTCATATTTTTAGACAATACAAGAATAGTTCAAAGAAAAGATTTGGAGAGCTTAAATTAACCAAAGAACAGGTTGATAGTTTAATCAACCAGAATTGCGTTTATTGCGGTGCTTCACCTCGAGAGAGGTATGTGATGGTTAGCCACTATGCTGTTAAGACTATTGCTAATGGGATTGATAGGGTTGATAATTCCAAGCCATATACCTTAGACAACTGTGTTCCTTGCTGCAAGACGTGTAATTTAATGAAACATAAATTAACCGTTGAAACATTCAAAGAACAAATAAGAAAGGTATACAACCACATATGTCTCTAATATGGATTTGGCTAATCATTTTTGTTTTGTATGCAAGAACGCTGACTTACCGGTACGTCATTGACGATATCGTAAAAAGAGAAGGGTATATGTACGACGTACCCCTCACTGCTCCATCGCCTGACTTCTTTACGACACGACCTCCTATCCTTTATCGTCTATTCATGATCGGAATGCATTGTGTTAATGTTTCAATTATTTATATGTTATGGGGTTGGTGTCCGGCACTCCTCTTCGCGGTCCATCCTCAAACCGTATGGGGAGTAGCATGGGTTACAGGGAATTATTATGCGACTGCTGCGTATTTTACTCTTATTGTTTATTTTCTTATTCATACCTTTCCGAATATCTGGGGTGTTCTGGCTGCTATGCCTATCTATGTTGCAGCTCTTAATTCTACTGTTTGCCCTATTACTTTTCCTTTTCTCTTCCTGTTTATCGGGCAGCCTTGGGGTCTTACGATGTTTCTCCCACTGGCTACCTTCCTGACAGGAAAGAAGTTTAGGACTGGTATAAAGATAAGATTTGATATTAATAATGACAAGGTGTTTAGAGAAGGGACTGTAAAGTTCAATCCCTTCAGACGCTTTGCTGCTATGACCAAGGTTGTAGGAAGGTATATCTATGGAGCCCTTGTTCCTATCAAGCTCGGGTTCTTTGATGGATATGGCAGGAACCTTAAGCAAGACCCAAAGATCTATAACAAATACCACTCCTTTGACAAGGAATTCTGGGCTTGCTTTACTCTATGCTGGGTAACCTTCATAGCCGGATACCTGATGAATCCTTTAGGGATCTTCTGGTTCTTTACGTTTATATCATTACATTCCCAGTTTAATCTTACAGGACAATACTTTGCTCAGAGATACCTGTATCTATCCCTTATCGGGGTATGTATATGCTTAGGGACTGCTTTGGTATCTCATCCAATACTTCTGACTATTGTTGTAACATTGTTGATTGCTCGTACGCACTATTACATTCCTGCTTGGAAGAACCAGATGAATGTATGGCTTAATGATCTTCAGTCTTATCCTGAGTGTGCTCAGGCATGGAATAACGCAGCGCAGTACTTTTTGCAGGTATCTAAAGAAGTTAAGCCATATACGCTTAATCGTGTAGCCTATTATCTTTTTAGGGCAGAAGATATGGAGCCTGACAGCTGGGAGATCCAGATGAATATAGCTTGCTTCTTTGCTAAGGTTGGTAAGTCAGATGAACTCTTGAAGAGAACGCGTAGGGCTATAGACCTTTTAGAACCATTGGGTGGTATCAAGATGCCTATAGAGATGCTCAGGAAACAGGAGAAAAGTATCGTAGAGTACATTGAGAAACAGAAGGCAGGAGTGTTTCCTGTCAAAGAATCAACAGTAACGGGTGGGCTTGGCGATCTCAAAGATCACTCTCTTTCTCACCCAGAAGTAGACAACCCGCTGAACGCGGAGAAAGAAGGAAGAGAAAATGGTAAGAGCACAGGGAACGAAGAAGTTGCAACAACACATCAACAGTGTTGCGGAAGCGGCGGCGCTTAAGGATGAGAAACGTGAACTCGAATCCACGCTCAGGGAAACGGAAGAGTATGGTAAGGGAACACAGAGGGATGGATCAATCAATACAGCTTTCATTAAGTCCCAGATTAGCCGTATTGACAAGGCGCTGGAGGAAGGTACTCCAGGAAAGTTAACAGGGATGCAGAGGGATGCTTTGGTAAAAGAAGCGAAGGATCTTGAGACAAGGTTCCAAGAAGGTCTTCCTACCAAGTATGAGATGGATCATCCTGCGAAATGCCCTGGCGCTGTAAGGAAGCATATGAAGTGGCTTTTAAGGTTTGAGAAGACAGGGATGGTAGAAAGATACAGAACAATTCAGAGATTGCTTAATCCTGGAGAAGAACAAAGTATAGAGACGTTAAGGAAAGAGAAATGAGAAATTCAACGAGCTTTGTTTCTGGACATCCTTATTACCCAAGTTCCATAAAAGGTAGAAAACAATCTCCTGAACATAAAAGAAAAAGGAGTTTGTCTATGCTTGGAAAGAATAAAGGAAAGAAGCGAAGCTTAGCGTTTAGGCTAAACTTAAGTAGTCGTTTCTCTGGTTCCAGCAGTCCTTTGTGGAGAGGCGGAGTATGGCAAGGAAATAAAATTATAAGGAAGAGAATTGAGTACAGACTATGGAGAGAAGCTGTATTTGCAAGGGACTGCTGGACTTGTCAGAAGACAGGTATTATTGGGGGAAAAATTGAAGCACATCATTTAATGAATTTTTCTTCTAATCCAGAATTAAGATTTTCTATTGATAATGGGATAACCTTGTCACGATCATCTCACAAGGAATTTCACAGGATTTATGGGAAGTATAACAATACAAAAGAACAAATGGAAAAGTTTCTTAGTCGAAAGGAGAAATAAATGGCTTTTATTGCTACAAAGACATCATGGGGAATAGCTTGTACCATAAGTGCTGCAACAGCGGCTGC